TGGCGAAGCTCGTGAGGCTATCGAACTGAAGTATTCAAAGGAGGCTGAAGCCGCCCGAGAAAGTGAAGCACTTGCAAAAGCAAACCTTGCTGAATTCCGCAAAAAGTATGCACTTGAAAAAGTATTTCTTTCTGCAGGCGGCAAAACTGACTCGGCCGATGGAATTAGCTTCTTCGATATGCTGAGCAATCAAATTTCTGGATCTTTTCGACAGGAAGAAGACGGCAGTCTTACCGTAGTCGATGCAGCTGGTGATCCAATTCTTGATAAAGAATCTGGAAAGCGGATTGATCCGTTGGACTATGTATCTAGCTATAAGATTCATCCGGTATACGGAACTTTCTTCAAAGGGGCTAAAGGCACTGGTGCTGGGATTGGTTACGGCGGGACGGATGCTAACGGCATGCCTGTCGAAGACATGACCAATCTGTCTAGGGATGAAATGTTCCGACGTGCATTTGGTAACTAATTTTGGTAATCTTCTAATTAGAGGTAAAAATTAGTACCAAATATATAGGTATCATAACAGTAGATCACCCCAAGGGCTTCTCTGAGACGGAGTCGACTGGACGGGTGTCGAGCTGTTATTTGCGCGATGCACTTATTCAGCAACCTCACCCAATCTTTTCTCTCCTCTTAAGGTATTAAAAATGGCCCTTACTCTGCTTGAAGCGCAGAAGCACGCAACTACCCCAGCTGAACTCGCTGTTGTAACCGAGCTTGCTGCTGGTCCTCTGCTGTCTGTGCTGCCTTTCCGTAACATTGAAGGCAACGGTCTGTTCTGGAAGCGTGAAGAGTCCCTGCCGGACGTCGGTTTCCGTAACTACAACGGCAGCCTGGCTGAAGAATATGGCGAAGTGAGCCAACAGTCTGAAAGCCTCAAGCTCTTCGGCGGCGACATCAAGGTCGACCGTGCAATCGTTGAGCTGGAAGGTGCTCAGGCCAAGGCTTATCAGATCCAAGCTCGTGTTCGCGCAATGCGTCTGGCATGGGAAAGCCTGTTCATCACAGGTGATTCTGACCAGTCTCCTTCCGAATTCGACGGCCTGCAGGCTCGTATCGGTTCTGGTTCTTCTCAGTACATTGCTAACGGCTCTGGCGCTCTGAACCTGGACAAGCTGGACGAAGCTATTGATGCAGTTGACGCTCAAGGCGGTCAGCGCTACATCATCATGTCCAAGTCTGGTCGTCGCGCTCTGAGCAAGAAAGCTCGTGCAAACACCCAGATCGAGATCACCCGTAACGACTTCGGTTATCAGCAACTCGTCTATGGCGGCGTGCCGGTGCTGGAAGTTGATCGCGATCATCAGAACGTTGCAATCCTGGACGGCACTCCTTCCTCTCAGGACGCATATGTGGTTGCTTTCGGCAACGACCTGCTGACCGGTATTCAGAACGGCGGCATCTCTGTCCGTGAACTCGGTGAGTCTCACACCCAACCGCAACTCATCACCCGTGTTGAGTGGTATTGCGGACTGGCTCTTATCAACGGTCGTGCTGCTGCACGCCTGGCTGGTTTCGACGCTACTGCTTGATTTAATTATCAACATAATCATCAAGAGGCCTTCGGGCCTCTTTTTTTGTGTTTACAATAAATAAGATTCAATCTATCATGATGGAATACACGATTTGGATTGGCGGTGAGTATCCGGACGACCGATGCTATCAGTCAAAAGTTGGCGGTGTAAGGCTTGACAGGGAGCAGAAAGAAAAATACTTCAAAAAAACAAATGAAGGCTATATTGTTTTTAACGCCGAAGCTTTAACTGTACAAACTGATTGGCGTAACACAGGTGCTGAACTACCTACCTGGGACACAATCACAGATGGAGGAATTGGCTGGGGAGCTCATACTGATCAAATGCTAGGTGTGTGCAAGTCTGGTGACGAAGACAATCCTATCTTTTTAAGAGAAATCAAGGATTGCCCTTATAGGGTTTACATGGAACCAAAGGTAAAGGATTTAGATGACGTATACATTTTTTATAAGAGCTATGAAAAAGGAAGCTTTACAGGCGTCTTCGAACTGCCTGACGATGACTGGTTTGACCCATCAAAGCTAGTCGTTGATGTCATTTCTGTTATGAATGAATTTGAAATTGTCGTTGACGTTTTTTATAAAGGAAATGGAATATACATGAGTGGAAGCACTGTTAGTGAAGGTGTAGATTGGTACGTATATCACAATGATGAAGCTACTAATTTTAATTAATGGTAATATAAACTGTAGCGCCATTCGCTTCATCTCTCTACGAGAAGGTTTAGGCGCACTAACTTAACAAGAGGTTCCAAATGGCTCAACGTTCAACACAGATTTTCCCACGCGAAGGTTTTAACCTGGACGATTCGGCGAAAATCACCGCTACCGCAACCGGTACTGATGCTCCTGTCACCCTGACTGCCATCAAGACCATCCGCGTTATTGTTATCGGTGCTTCCGGTATTGATGATGCTGGCACCAATAAGATCACCGTGACCCTGGGTGGCCAGGACGTGGTCTTTAATCTTGCTGATCTTGATCGCAACGGTGTGGGTATTGCTCATGTCCGTGGCGCTCTGTGTGATGCAGATGACAACGACGCTTACGTCACCCTTGGCGGCACCGCTGCTCACAATGGTGTTTTCCTGGAACTGGTTGACTGATAAACCTTTTCACTTGGAATACTAGGGGGATCTTCAGGGTCCCCTTTTTTTTGTGATATGGCACATCTTAAAAAGCAACCAACTTGGTTTGTAAAAGACGGAAAACGTCGCAAGGCATTTTTTACCGTTGAGGCTCGTGAACTGATTGCTGACGGCTGGAAAGAAGAAGGGGCCAAAGCCGAACCGGCACCACCATCAAAGCCTTTGCCGGAAATTTTGGTTGAAGCAGGCACCGATGCTTTTGATGATGATTCCATCAAAGAATCAATCGGTGAAAGGCTCGAAGAAATGACCAAGGCTGAATTGATTGGATGGGCTGCTGAAAACGGCGGTACAGATATCAATCCTTATTCGACTAAGGCTGTCATCTTTGCGAAATGCAAAGAGCTCGAAGCTGCAGTTGAAGCCGGTGACACAGCAGAAGAGGAAGTAGAAGAGGAGGCCGAAGAATGACTGAAGTCACGTACAGCAAAGGTCCGCGTTATATCGACGGTATTAATATAGATGCTGATGTTGACGCTTCTTTTCCTGTAGAGGATGAAGTCAATGTTACTGATCCTGTTACTGGCATGAGAGGCAAAGGGTATGAGCCTGGCCAGAAGAATAAGGACGGCGGAGATCTGTAAAAGGTAATCTAAAAATAGCAAGAGAGCCCAATGAGCCCCGAGGTGTTGTTACCAATGGCTATTGCAACACTTTTAGGTTGGGGTGGATTCACTTGGCGCAAATCTGAAGACGCTTTGTCAAAAGCTAATCAGGCGCAAGATTTAGTGGATAAGCTAGAAATTAAAATTGCAGAAAAATACGTAACGAAAGAAGAACTCAAGGATAGCGTAAACATCGTAGCTCAAGAATTAGCAAGAATGCGAGAGGACATAGCCCGCTCTTTTGATTTGATTAGAGAGCAAAACAAGGAATCCTATAATCAGCTGACGACAACTTTGACTCGCGTTGAGGACAAGGTTGATTACAGGATGTCAGACGTCAACGTCATTGACCGGACCTAATGAAAAAGTCAGCTTCGGCCAAATTCTACGCTCGTAACCCGAAGGCCAGGGCTAAGAAGAAGGCGTATGACACAAAATATCATTCAACAGAAGAGCGTAAACGATACCGAAGAGAGTTGGCCCGTAAACGCAGGGCAAAAAATATTATGGGCAAAGGCGGTAAAGACGTGAGTCATACGAGAGGTGGCGGAACCAAGCTCGAATCAAGAAGCAAAAATCGTGCTCGTAATGGTTCAAATGGTAGATCTACTAAAGCGCCGAGGTCAAGAAAATGAGTACCGCAACCAAAACAAAACCATCTCTTTGGAAAAGCAAAGTAGCTGCAGCAAAGCGTAAGTTTGGCAAGTGGTCTGGCCGTGCAGCTCAATGGGCTACTCGTGAATACAAGAAAGCTGGTGGCGGATACAGGGGATCTAAGTCTTCTGGGAATTCATTATCACGCTGGTCTAGACAGAAATGGCGCACTCGTGATGGCAAGAAGGCTGCTCGCACTGACAGCAAGGGTCGGAAAGTGACGGCCAGGTATTTGCCTGACAGAGCATGGAAATCAATGAGCAAGTCAGAGGCACGAGCAACTGATGCCAAAA